GCCGAGGACGGCGGTGACCTGTACCTCATCAACGGCAATATGCTCCCGCTGAAAAATGCCGGAGCTTTTGCAGATACACCCCAAGAAGGGGTCCCCGCAAAGTCAAATGACTTTGTGGGGAGAGGAGGAGCAAGGGAGCGGGCGCAGTTTTCGCATAAAGCGGAAACGGAGCTTAGCGGACTTTGCGACGACGATGGAAAGGAGGAAGAAACCGATGAAAAAATTCTGGAATTGGAAGGACCAGACGGAGACGGCGGAACGGACACTGTTTCTGAACGGCACCATCGCCGAGGAAAGCTGGTTTGACGATGAAATCACACCGCAGCTTTTTAAGGACGAGCTCATGTCCGGCAGCGGCAATATCACCGTCTGGATCAACAGCCCCGGCGGGGACTGTGTGGCAGCGGCGCAAATCTACAATATGCTCATGGACTACAAGGGCGATGTGACGGTCAAGATCGACGGCATTGCCGCATCCGCAGCGTCCGTCATCGCTATGGCAGGCACGAAGGTGCTGGTATCTCCCGTGTCCATGCTCATGATCCACAACCCCATGACGGCAGCATTCGGCAATTCGGACGAGATGCAGAGAGCCATTGAAATGCTCGGCAGCGTGAAGGATTCCATCATCAACGCTTATGAGATTAAAACCGGTTTATCTCGTGCAAAACTGTCTCATCTCATGGATGCCGAAACATGGATGGACGCAAACAAGGCTGTGGAGCTGGGCTTTGCGGACGGGATCATGAGCCGCGCCGATGAGACCGAGGACATGGCCGCCCCCACCGTTTCCATGCTGTATTCCAAGGCGAATGTGGTGAACTCTCTCATGGAGAAGATCGCCGCAAAATGTGCCATTGACCCCAAACCCGCCGTGCCAGAGCGCACGGGACGCTCTGTGGACGAACTCAGAGCCAAGCTGAACACCATCAAAAACTACATTTAATATGGAGGTATTTCAATATGACGATCGTTGAACTGCGCGAAAAGCGCGCCAAGCTGTGGGCTACGATGGAGGGTTTCCTCGACACCCACCGCAATGATAAGGGCGTTCTGTCCACTGAGGACGATGCCGTTTACGCCAATATGGAGAAGGAACTGAACGACCTCACCAATGAGGTCAGACGCATGGAGCGCCGCGACGCCATTGCCGCAGAGCTTGCAAAGCCCGTATCCTCTCCCATCACCGAACAGCCCCAGAAAGCGACCGGTGAAGCCAAGACCGGCAGAGCGTCGGGTGCCTACCGCGAGGACTTTGGTCTGCATCTGCGCGGCAAGCGGATGCTCCACAATGTGCTCTCCGAGGGTGTGGATGCCAACGGTGGCTATCTCGTCCCCACCGAGTTTGAGAAGTTCATCGTGGACACGCTCAAGGAGGAAAATGTGATGCGCCGTCTGTGCAAGGTCATCACTACTGACAACGAGCGCAAGATCCCCGTTGCAGCGACCCATTCCACCGCTGCGTGGACGGCAGAGAACGCCGCCTACACCGAGAGCAACCCCACCTTCGCGCAGAAGACCATCGACGCCTACAAGCTGACCGACCTTGTGAAGGTGAGCATCGAGCTTCTGGACGACAGCGCCTTCGATCTGGAAGAGTACATCGCCCGCGAGTTTGCCTATGCCTTCGGTGCTGCCGAGGAGCAGGCGTTCTGCGTCGGCACCGGCACGGGTCAGCCCACCGGTCTGTTCACCGCAAACGGCGGCACGGTCGGTGTTACCGCAGCCAGTGCGACCGCTGTTACCACCGATGAGGTGATCTCCCTCATCTATGCCCTGAAAGCCCCGTACCGCAAGAACGCCAAGTTCCTGATGAACGACGCCACCGTTTCCGCGCTGCGCAAGCTGAAGGATTCCAACGGACAGTATCTGTGGCAGCCCTCCCTGCAGGCGGGTCAGCCGGACCGACTGCTGGGCTATGAGATCTACACCAGCCCGTATGCGCCCACGTTGGCGGCGGGTGCGCTCTCCATTGCCTTCGGCGACTTCCAGAGCTACTGGATCGCTGACCGCACAGGCAGGACCGTTCAGCGGCTGAACGAGCTGTATTCCACCAACGGTCAGGTCGGCTTTGTCGCCACCGAGCGTGTGGACGGCAAGATCATTCTGCCGGAAGGCATCCAGCTTCTGAAGATGAAAGCAGCCTGATGAAAGGAGGCGGCGGTGATGGACGAACTGCTCACCAAAGTGAAAGCAAACCTCATTCTGGAACACACGGCGGATGATGCCTTGCTGAAAAGCTACATCACCGCTGCTGTTTCATACGCGGAGAGCTATCAGCACATCCCGGAGGGAACGTATCGGAACGCACCCATGCCGCCCACCACAGAGCAGGCGATTATCATGCTGGCATCCCACTTCTATGAGTCGCGGGACGGCGGCACCGGCGGGTTCTTTTCCAACACCATCGGTTCGGCACAGCAGGTGTGGAATACGGTCAATCTGCTGCTCCGCCTGGACAGAAATTGGCAGGTGTGAGTATGGGTCTTGGACAAATGAACGGCTTTGCCGACATTGTAAAAACAAAGCAGGTCAGGGACAACGAGGGCTTCACCCGTTCCGAGGATGAAGTCCTTGCGTCCATCCGCGTCTACCGGGAAGGTCGGCACGGCTCTGAGCGGTGGGCGAACCTCGCGGCATTCAGCGAAGCCACCGACCTGTTCCGATTTCGGTGCATTCCGGGGCTGACAGTTACCACTGACCATTTCCTCGTCTGCGAAAATTGTCACTATGACATTGTTTCCGTGGAGAATGTGAGAGGGCGCGGAATGTACCTCGAGGTTTTAGCGAAAAGGAGTGAACCCACTATTGGCAAAGGCTGATTTCAAACTGCCGGACGAGTTTCTGACAAAGCTCTCCCGTCTGGGTAAGGACACCGACAGTGTTGCAGAGAAAGTTCTGGAAGCTGGCGGGCAGGTTGTTCTGGCAAAGGTCAAAAGCAATCTGTCCTCTGTAATCGGCAGCGGGACGAAATATGATTCGCGCTCCACAGGTGAGTTGGAGCAGTCACTGGGGCTCTCACCCGTCAAGCTGAACCGTGAGGGCAACCACGACATCAAGATCGGCTTTTCCGAACCGCGCTCGGATGGCGGCAGCAACGCAAAACTTGCCAACGTTCTGGAATACGGCAAGCACGGACAGCCTGCAAAGCCGTTTCTGAAACCTGCCAAATCCGCATCCAAGGCGGAGTGCATCCGCGTCATGGAGCAGGCGCTCAAGGAGGAGGTCGAAAAGCTATGAGTTTGCTGTCGGAACTGAATGCCATCGCGGAAGGCTGCGGTGTGCCGGTGGAGACCGGTGTGTTCACCGATCCCGCGCCTGATACCTACCTTGTGTTGACACCACTGTCGGATGGCTTTGACCTCCATGCAGATAATCAACCGGGCATTGACCTTCAGGAGGTTCGGTTGTCCCTGTTCTGCAAGGAGAATTACACGAAAATCAAAAATCGACTTGTGAAAGCAGCACTAAACGCAGATATGACAATCACTGACCGCCGGTACATCGGCTTTGAAACCGACACCGGCTATCACCACTATGCCATAGATGTGGCAAAATCTTATGTTTGGGAGGAATGACAATGGCGACCATTGGTCTGGATAAACTTTATTACGCAAAAATCACCGAAGGAGATAATGGGGACGAAACCTACAGCACCCCGACACAGCTTGCCAAGGCCATGACGGCGGAGCTTTCCGTGGAACTGGCCGAAGCGACGCTCTACGCCGACGACGGCGCAGCAGAGGTGGTGAAGGAGTTCCAAAGCGGTACGCTCACGCTGGGCATCGACGATATTGGCGTGCAGGTGGCGCAGGACCTGACCGGCGCAAAAATCGACGACAACAAAGTGCTCATTTCCGCATCTGAGGACGGCGGCGAACCCGTGGCCATCGGCTTCCGGGCGAAGAAGTCCAACGGTAAGTACCGCTACTTCTGGCTCTACAAGGTCAAGTTCGGCATCCCCGCAACGAACCTCACCACCAAGGGCGAGAGTATCGAGTTCTCCACACCCACCATCGAGGGCACCGTTCTGCGCCGCAACAAGCTGGACGGTCGGGGCAAGCACCCGTGGAAAGCAGAGGTTTCCGAGGATTCCACCGGAGTCTCGGCATCGGTTATCAGCGGCTGGTACACCGAGGTGTATGAGCCGACATTCGCACAGGTGTAAGGAGGCATTTTATGGACGACAGAAGTGCAAAAATCGAAATCGGCGGTCAGGAGTTTGAACTCATTCTCACGACCCGCGCCACCAAGGATATCGCAGGCCGCTACGGCGGTCTGGAAAATCTAGGTCAGAAGCTGATGCGGTCTGAAAACTTTGAGATGGCGCTGGACGAGCTGGTGTGGCTCATTACACTGCTGGCAAACCAGTCCGTGCTCATCCACAACCTCCGCACCCCGGAGGACAAGCAGGAGCTGCTCACGCAGGAGACGGTCGAGCTGCTCACCAGCCCTCTGGAACTGGCGGAGTACAAAACAGCTATCATGGAGGCCATGTTCAAGGGGACAAAACGGAATGTGGAAAGCGAAAACGACTCAAAAAACGCACAGGTCGGGTAACAGACGAGGAACTGTTCACCCGGCTTTTCTATTACGGAACGGCCCAGCTGCATCTTCCATCCGAGGAGGTCTGGCTGACGCCGTTCGGTTTTCTCCTCGATCTGTGGGAATGTCACAGGCAATTCCTCGGCATGGCAAAGCCGAAACGGGAGCTTTCCATCGACGATATTATCCCACCCGGACTGTAAGGAGGCGAAGCACATGAGCATCATCCCCGGCACAACGCCGACCCTGACGCTGTCTCTTGACAGAAGCATCACCGGCTGCACGGCTGCGGAGTTCTGCCTTGCCTGCGGAACGATTCGGCTTTTGCGTCCGCTTGCGGAACTGTCTTTGTCCGTTGACGGCACGGAAGTCAGCCTTCGCCTGACGCAGACCGAAACGCTGATGCTGCCGGACAACCAGATCGCAAAAGTGCAACTTCGGGTCATGCTGGGCGGTGCGGTATTTGCAACGGACAGTATTCCGGTTCCAACAAAAGAACTGTTACATCGAGAGGAGTTGATCGCCGATGCGCATTAGTGCAAAGCTGCACACCGAGGATGAACGACTCCATGCCGACTTTCATGCGACCGTTCAGATCGGCGGCGACCTCTCGCTGGGTCACGCGCTCATGTGGGACAGGCAGGGACGGCTTGCCGTGCAGGTGGCAGACGAAGCCGAAGCGGACAATACGCTCCCCATCACCGCAGCGGCGGTGTATGCGGAGCTGGGCAACATCGAAGTGCTGCTCGGCACGATATAGGAGGTTTTATGAGCATTGCAACAGAACTCGCCAAGCTCCAGACGGCGAGAAACAAGATCCGTACAAAGCTGGTGGCGCTGGGGCTTGTGGCCGCAGCAGCCAAGCTGGACGACTGTGCCACGGCAGTGGATGGCATTTCCAATCAGGGTGCGGTATCCGCGACTGTGCAGGAGGGCGACACCTACACCATTCCCGCAGGCTACCACAACGGCAGCGGTACGGTTTCAGGTGTAGCGGGCGGCGGTAACTACAAGCTGCAAAGCAAAACGGTCGCGCCCACGAAAGCGCAGCAAGCGATCACTCCGGACAGCGGCTATTACGGTCTGTCCGACGTCACCGTCTCGCAGATCCCCGATGCGTATCAGGATGTGTCCTCCGTTACGGCGGGTGCAGCAGACACGCTGACCGGCAAGGTGCTCGTCACGGCGGACGGCAAGGTCACGACCGGCACCATGCCGAATAACGGCGCGGTATCCAAGACGCTGGACGCAAATACGCCGTCCTATACCATCCCCAAGGGCTACCACAGCGGCACGGGCAAGGTGTCCGTCGCAGTGGAGACAAAAACAGTCACGCCGACCAAAGCGGCGCAGGATGTTGTTCCGTCCACGGGCAAAGTTCTCACCAAGGTCAGCGTGGCGGCAATCCCGGATGAGTTTGTAGACACCTCCAGCGCAGATGCGCTGGCTGCGAACATCCTCGACGGCAAGACAGCCTTTGTAAACGGCGTGAAGGTAACCGGTTCCATGCCAGATAACGGCAGCGCGACCGCCACGATGGACGGTCTGACCTCGACCAGCGTGACCATTCCGGCAGGCTACACCGCAGGCGGTACGGTGTCGCTGACTGCGGATATTGAAGAAGCCCTCGCGGCAATCTGAGGCGGCTGCGGATGAGCATTAAAAGTGAGATCACGCGGTTGAAAGATGCGAAGAGCGTGCTCCGGTATTGGCTGATGACCAAAAACGTCACCGTACCGGGGTATGCCACATTGTCGGAGCTCACGGACCTTTTGAGCAAGGTGCCGGTCGTGGACACCGAGGTCGTGAAGGTAACGGTCTCCAATCACACGAAAGCGTCCGTGACCGCCTATGGCATGGACGGCCCCGTCGAGATCCCGAGCCAGGCAGAGGGGACAGTGTCCATCCTCCTTGGCGCGATGATCCATATCGAGGTCACGACACAGACAAATTACTTCTACTCGCCCACAGACGGCGAGGTCATCGACAGCAGCGAGAATGGCGCGCACGTCAAGATCACAGACCGCTATTGCACGGTCTATGTGACGATCAGCCCCATCGTATGATCTGCGCGGAAAGGAGGCGGCAGCGTGGCAGACAATTTCGGCTTAAAAATCGGACTTGAAGGTGAAAAGGAGTTCAAAAAAGCCATTGCGGACATCAACCAGTCCTTCAAAGTCCTCGGCTCAGAGATGAAGCTGGTCTCCTCCGAGTTCGGTAAAAACGACACCTCCATGCAGGCCGTCGCCGCCCGGTCGGAGGTTCTGAACAAGCAGATCGACGCGCAAAAGCAGAAGATCGAGGTGTTGCGGCAGGCGTTGAAAAATGCGTCGGAGTCCTTTGAGGAAAATGACCGCCGCACCCAAAGCTGGCAGATCCAGCTGAACAATGCGGAAGCCGCCCTCAACGACATGGAGCGCGAACTGAAAGCCAACAACGACGCGCTCTCCGAAGCCAGCGACGGTTATACGGACGCAGAAAAATCCGTGTCCAAGATGGCAGATGAAATGGACGACGCTGCAAAAAATGCCGGGGACATGGGCGGCAAAATCGACGATGCCGGAGAGAAAGCGGAGAGATCCGGCGACAAGTTTGAAAAGCTGGGCAGCGTTCTCAAAGGCATCGGCACGGCAATGGGCGCAGTCGCCGCTGCTGCCGGGGCCGCCGCTGTCAAGCTGGGTAAGGAAGTCATTTCCGCCTATGCCGACTATGAGCAGTTGGTGGGCGGCGTGGACACGCTGTTCAAGGACAACTCCAAGGAACTGCAAAGCTACGCTGCAAACGCCTATAAAACAGCGGGTTTGTCTGCAAACGAATACATGGAGACGGTCACCTCGTTCTCCGCAAGTCTGATCCAGTCCCTCGGCGGCGACACCGAAAAGGCGGTCAAATACGCCGACATGGCGATCACGGATATGTCCGACAACGCCAACAAGATGGGTACGGATATGTCCATGATCCAGTCTGCGTATCAGGGCTTTGCCAAGCAGAACTACACGATGCTGGACAACCTGAAGCTCGGCTATGGCGGCACGAAATCGGAAATGGAGCGGCTGCTTGCTGATGCCGAGGCGATCTCCGGCATCCATTATAATCTCGAATCCTATGCCGATGTGGTAGATGCCATCCATGTCATTCAGACGAGCATGGACATCACCGGCACGACCGCAAAGGAAGCGGAACACACCATTTCCGGTTCCATCAACGCTTTGCAGGCAGCGGGAAAGAACCTGCTCGTCGGTTTCGGCAATGCGGATGCCGATATGGAGCAGCTGTGCGGGAATATGGCGGAGGCGCTGAAAAATGTCATCTCCAACATTACACCAGTCATTGAAAATATCGTAAAGGCGCTGCCCACGGCGACAAAGGCGTTATTGGAGGCCATTGCAGAACTGCTTCCCACGCTGTTGGATACTGTGACGCAGCTTTTTTCGCAACTTCTGACCACCATTCTGGAGCTGCTGCCCCAGCTGATTCCCGCAGCGGTGCAGGCCGTCATGACGATCACGCAGGCGCTCATCGACAATCTGCCGCTGCTCATTGACGCCGCGACGCAGATGATCGTGTCGCTGGTGCAGGGGCTTGCGGACGCGCTGCCGCAGCTCATCCCCGCCGCCGTGGAAGCCGTTACGACCATCGTGCAGGGACTCATCGACAACCTTCCGCTCCTGCTTGATGCGGCGCTCCAACTCATCCTCGGTCTGGCACAGGGACTTCTGGATGCCCTGCCGCAGCTGATCGAATCCCTCCCTGCCATCATCACGGGCATTGTGGATTTTCTCATTTCGGGCATTCCGCAGATCATGGAGGCAGGCATCCAGCTTCTGACTGCGCTGGTCGATGCTCTGCCAGACATCATTGCGGCAATCGTGGAGGTCCTGCCGCAGATCATCGACGGCATCGTTACGGGACTGCTGGAAGGGCTGCCGCGCATCGTGCAGGCAGGCATTGACCTGCTGGTAGCTCTGGTGCAGAACCTCCCGGAGATCATTCTGACCATTGTGGAAGCGTTGCCTCAGATCATTACTGCCATTGTGGATGCGCTGTTGGCATCCATCCCGCAGTTGGTGGAGGCGGGTGTGACGCTGTTTATCTCCCTCATTGAAAATCTCCCCACTATTATTCTGGAGATCGTCAAGGCAGTCCCGCAGATCATTGCGGGAATCGTGAATGCCTTTACGGAGTCTATTCCGAAAATTGTAGAGGTCGGCGCGAATCTTGTTCGTGGGCTGTGGGACGGTATTCAGTCCCTTGCCTCGTGGCTCTGGGATAAGGTCAGCGGATGGATCTCGTCCATCTGGGACGGCATCTGCGACTTCTTTGGAATCCATTCGCCCTCGAAAGAAATGGGTTGGATTGGTGAAATGCTGGTGGAGGGTCTTGCCGGATCTCTCGATAAAAACGGCAAAACGGCGGTGCGTTCGGCGGAGCATCTGGCAGACGGCATTTCCGCTGTCATGCAGGACATGACGGCAGATATGCAGACTGCCATTCCGTCTCACATCAATATGGATACGACGCTTTCCGGGCTTTCCGATGTCGGGCGGGCAAGTAGCGGACAAGCGTTTAACGTTACCATTCCGCTCACCATCGACGGCACGACGCTGGCCCGGATTCTGGCAGAAATTCAGTGGACGCAGAATGCGGCTTATGTGCGCAATCTTGGAATGGCTTAAGGAGTGACACAACATGATTGAAATTTTTAACAGCGCCGGAGTACTGCAATGCAGCTTCCCGCGCGTGCTCTCTGCATCCCTCTGCGACAAGCTGTCCGGGGAGCGGACGCTTTCGTTCTCCGTCCTCGCTTCCCGGTCGCAGCCGCTGTCTGTCGGCATGACCGCGAAGCTGGACGGTCAGTTTTACAACATCGTCCGTGTATCCAAGAAGATCACGGGTGGCTTTCCGGTCACGACGGCACAGTGCGAACACATCACCTATCTGCTGAACGAGGAGCAATACAACCTCGTGACCTTTGTTTTTGAGGGAACCCCCGCAGACGGTATGACGCAGCTACTCTCCGGAACACCGTTCTCCGTTGGTGTAATCGAGGCGACCGGGCGCGTGGAGTGCGCGTTCACAGACCAAAGTCCTCTCAGCCGCCGCAGTGCGCTCATGCGCTTTATTGATGCCTGCGGCTGCGAGGTAGAGTACGACGGGTACAAGATCAACCTGCGCAGGCATCGCGGCAGCACCGTTCGCAAATCTTTGATGGACGGCGAAAACGTGACCGACCTGGCCGTGACCATTGACAGTCGGGAGAACACGCAGTCCTATGAAATTTCTCTTTTCAAAATGGCTGACCTGCAGGCGGGAGACGAGGTGAACATCACCTATACGCCGATGGGTGTGAATGTGGACACGCGCATCATCAGCATCGAGTACGACCCCTTTTACCGATACACCGTGCGGGTGGAGGTCGGCGATTATGTGCCGAACCTGCTTGCATCCACCGCGACGCAGCTTGACCGGGTGCGGCAGGAGTTTAAGGCTGCGGACGGCAAGCTGCTTTCCAGCATCCAGACCGTGGACGGAAATCTCTCCACGCTTTCGCAGACCGTGAGTGGCTTCAATACGCGCATTGAAAACGCCGAGGGCGCGGTATCCACGCTGTCCCAGACGGTAAGCAGCTTCAATACACGGATCGAAAATGCGGAAGGGTCCGTTTCCGCCTTGACGCAGACGGTGAACAGCTTCAAGACCCGCATCGAAACAGCGGAGGGCAACATCTCCTCGGTCACGCAGACGGCGAATAAGATCAACTGGCTGGTGAAGTCCGGCACATCCGCCTCTGATTTCACCATGACCGACCGGGCCGTCAAGCTGGTGGCAGATACCATCGACCTCTCCGGCTATGTGACCATTTCCGCTCTCGGTACGGCAGGCAAGACCACCATCAACGGCGCGAATATCACGACGGGGACCATTAAGGCCGACCGCATCGACACCTCCACGCTGAAGGTCAAGACCATTTACGCCGAGTCCGGTAAGGTCAGTCTGAAAGAGAGCACCACCACGACCATGTACATCGGCGGAGACGGCAGCTGGAACTATGACTACACCTACATTTTCGCGGGCTCACAGATCAAGCTGGCCAGATGGGACGGTGTCGGCACCCACGCTCTCATTGTGGACACGGCCAATGTCGTGGTCCATCCGGCCACCAGCGTGGACTGGGACCTTGGTACGATTGCCCGGCCTTTCGGCAACCTCTGGTGTGAAAATATCCAGCTGCGCTCCGGCTCCGATACCGTGGCCCGGTTCGGTTTCAACGGCGGCACCTTTGAGTGCCTGTTCTCCGGCGCGGCCGTCAACCGTCTCGGCTCGTCCGTCTATTACTGGGACACGGGCTACATTGAAAAGCTGTATCTCAGCTCCAACTGCTATCTCACGGCCAGCGCGGGAAAACTCTGCGTCAACGGCACGGCCATTGGCGGCAGTTCGGACACCACGACCAGCTTTGCGGGCAAGGAACTGAAAATGGGCGGTTCGACCTCGTATTACATCATTGCCAGCACGGCCCGTGAACTAAAGCCGTCTGCGTCCGGCACGACCTACCCGTTCTATCTCGGTACGTCGAGTCTCTACTGGCACTATGCCTATCTCGGCTCGAATACCGCGAAGATCGGCTCCGCGGCCAGTTCCAAGATCGGCTTCTTTGCAGGAAGCCCCATCGCACGGCAGACGCTCAGTTCCACGTCTCAGAACATGGGTTATTCCACGGCAACGGCATCAAACTATCTGAAAATCTTAAACAATCTGGTCGGTATTCTTTCCAAGTACGGCCTGATTGGGACATGAGGAGGAAAACGTATATGAAAGTACAACTGAAGGACATCGTTCTGGCGGTCCCGGCACTGTCCAAGCTCTCCGGAGAGAACCTGAGTCTGTGTCTTGCCTACGCACTGAAGAAGAACATTTCCGCTCTCCAGAAGGAGGCGGATTTTTTTGCGGAACAGCGGCAGAAGATCTTTGAAAAATACGGAAAAGCAAATGCGGACGGCACGTTCTGCTTTGAAGGAGAGGGCGAACAGAGCGCCTCTGCCGAGCTGGAGGAGCTTCTGGAATTGGAGGTCGAACCGTCCTGCCAGCGGCTGGACATTCCCATTTCGGAAGAACTGCGCCTGTCGGTCAACGATCTCGGTGCGCTTGCACCGTTCGTTCAATTTACAGAGGAATAAAGGAGGAAACGAATATGAAACAGATTTGGAATGGCATTCAGGTCGCGTTCACTGCCCTGGGCGGCTTTCTCGGCTGGTTTCTCGGCGGTGTGGATGGATTCCTGTATGCCCTCATCGCCTTTGTGGTCATTGACTACATTACCGGCGTGATGTGCGCGATTGCCGACCATGACCTTTCCAGCGCGGTGGGGTTCAAGGGCATCTGCCGAAAGGTGCTGATCTTCACCCTGGTGGGCATTGCCAACATTGTGGACATCAACGTCATTGGCGAGGTCGGCGTTCTTCGGACGGCGGTGATCTTCTTCTACCTTTCCAACGAAGGTGTGAGCCTGCTGGAAAACGCTGCGCACCTGGGACTGCCGATCCCCGAAAAGCTGAAAGCGGTTCTGGAACAGCTGCATGACCGCGACGGTGGGAAGGAGGACACCTGATGTCCTATACGAACAGTCCAATGGTGTCCTGCACCAAACTCAGCCCGAACCACTCTGGGCAGCGCACCCACAGCATTGACCGCATCACGCCCCACTGCGTGGTGGGTCAGTGCAGCGTGGAGACGCTTGGCAATGTATTTCTGCCGAAGTCCCGTCAGGCAAGCTCCAACTACGGCATTGGCGTGGACGGCAGAGTGGGGATGTATGTGGAGGAAAAGAACCGCTCCTGGTGCTCGTCCTCCGCTTCCAACGACCAGAGAGCCGTCACCATTGAGTGCGCTTCGGACAGCAAAGCGCCGTATGCGTTCAAGGATGTGGTGTATAACAAGCTCATTGAGCTTTGCACCGACATCTGCAAGCGCAATGGCAAGACCAGGCTGCTCTGGCTGGGCGATAAGGACAAGACGCTCGGCTATACGCCTGCACCGGATGAGATGGTGCTGACCGTCCATCGCTGGTTTGCAAACAAGTCCTGCCCCGGCGACTGGATGTATGCCCGCATGGGCGATCTGGCAGAGAAGGTCACGGCAGCTCTGGGCGGTCAGACTCAAGCACCCCTGGACAATGCCCCGGCCGCGTGGTCGAAGGACGCTGTGAACTGGGCGCTGGAAAACCGACTCCTGCTGGGGGATGCAAACGGCGACCTCAAGCTGCGGGAAAATCTCACCCGCGAACAGTTTTGTGTGATGCTTAAACGGTATCACGATCTGCTCCAGAAGTAAACATACTGAGAGTCAAGTTCTTCACTCTCAGTTAAGGCCCTTCACGGATTTTTCCGTGGAGGGCTTATTTTTTTATAGAACCTCAGTTTTTGCCCTCTGCGTGGCTCTATTATGAAAGACTATTTGGAGGGCAGATAGATGACACAGATACAGCAGGAGCGGATATTGGGGCTTCAGGACGCCGGGCTTGGATATAAGAAGATCGCCGCAGAACTCGGCATTTCGGTCAATACCGTGAAATCCTTTTGCCGGAGGCAGCGGCAGAAGCAGTACGACGCTTTTTGCCTGCAATGCGGCAGACCGATCCAGCAGCCGCCACGGGTGCGGAAAAAGAAATTTTGTTCGG